GTCATTTCTATATTGAGTTGCTTCAAACAGAGCTTGTGTTTCAGGAACACGTAGCATCAAAGAAGTTATATTCATCTTTTAAGCCTGTTGTTTCAGAAAGGGGAGGTAGTTTATTTATGGAGGTTGTAAATGATACTGAATATATGTGGTTGGTTAATAACGGAAAGAGCAGAGTTCCTAATGTTACATTTGAGGATATTCAGGCTTGGAGCAAATTAAAAGGCTTAAACTTCTCTAAAAAAAGGATTTGGAGTGTAACGGAAGAACTTAAACATAATTACTATACTGCAGGTGGACTACTTGTTGCTCCAAGAAGGACAGGATTCATAGATTATGCTTTTGGTATTGCAGACTCTATGGGAATAAATAAAATGGTAGAAGATGATATATTAAAACAGATTGATGCAGAAATAGGTAAGTCAGGAGAAAGTAAAGCAATACAATTAACGATAAGCTAAAATAAAATTATGGCAATAAAAAGCAAGGTAGCAATAGAAGTAGAAATCAAAAACATTAAACAAGTTGCTGATTTAAAAAACTCACTAAAAGACTTAAGAAAAGAACAGAAAGAAGCTGAAAAGTACGCTAAATCAGGAAAATTCACATCGAAAGAACAAGAAAAAGCATATATAGCTAGAGCTAAAGCTGTTGATAGAGGGACAAAGGCACTTAGAGATATGAATAAAGCTCTAAAGCAAAACAATACAGACTCTAAAAAAGTTACAAAGTCATCTAATGGAATGGCAAAGCAGTTTATTAAAGGTGCTGCAGCTATCGGTGTTGTAGTTGGTGCATTTAGAATGATAAGTAGAGTTATTAGTTCAGTTGTTAGTGTTTTTACTGAATTTGAATTTGTAATGGCGAAAGTAAACGCTGTTTCAGGTGCTACAGATAGTCAATTTAAAGCTCTTAATGAAACTGCAGAGAAATTAGGGAGAACAACATTCTTTACAGCTACACAAGTTGGAGAACTTATGTTAAATTTTTCAAAATTAGGATTTTCAGCTAATGAAATACAAAATGCAGTAAAGCCAACTCTTGATTTAGCTACCGCTACAGGTAGTGATTTAGCTAGAGCCGCAACAGTAGCGGGTTCTGCTATACGGGGATTCGGATTAGATGCTGACCAAACAGGAAGGGTTACTGATGTTATGGCGGTTTCTTTCAGTCAGTCTGCTATGGATATTGAGAAATGGCAAACTTCTATGACTAAGGTTGCTCCTATTGCTAAGGCGGCAGGATTCTCTATTGAAGATACTGCAGCTATTATGTCTAAATTGGCTGACTCGGGTATTGAGGCTTCTATTGCGGGTACGTCTTTAAGAAATATATTACTTAAAATGCAAGACCCTACATCTGACTTATCACAAGCATTTGGTGGTACTATTCATTCGTTAGACGAGTTAGTCCCTGCTATGAAAAGCTTTGTAGATGAAGGAGGAGATATGGCTGACATTTTACAGGTTGTTGATTTAAGGCAGGCTGCTGCTTTTGAGCAAATGCTTAGTAATACGGATGGGATGATTGAGCTTAGGAATGAAATGAAGGAGTCTAGTGGAGAGGCTGCTAGAATGGCTCAGATTATTGGGGATACACTTCAGGGTTCTTTCCTTAAATTCACTTCAGCTATTCAGGGGTTATCTATAGGAATAATGAAAGATTTTGTAGGGGGATTACAATCATCCATAGAGAAACTTGCTAAGTTCACAAACTTCTTAACTGACAATAGCAAGGTAATAACTACTAGTATAAAAGTAATAATAAGACTAGCTAAATATGTCGGGGTGTATAAGTTGTTAATAATGGCTCTACCTACATTACAAAGAATATGGACAGCTACATTAGCATCTACAACAACAGTATCAACAGCAGCAGCAGTAGCCACTAATGTACTTGCGGGAGCTATGGGTAGACTAAAACTTGCTTTTAATGCACTAGTAGCCTCTACAGGTATTGGATTGGTAGTTATTGCACTTACTGAAGGAGCTATGGCTCTTATGAGGTGGGCTACTGCTACAGATGATGTTGTTATAGCTACAGAAGAATTTATTGAAGTTGAAGGGAAATTACAGAAAATAGTTGATGACACTAATACTATTATGAATCAAAGGTATGCTGATACTAAAAAGGGAGCTGAAGATGCTGTTCAGGGAATACTGTCAGAAATACAAGAAAGAAAAAACTTACTAAATCAAGGGAGTATTAATTTAGGGACATTTTTAGGGCAAAGTAAAGTAATGTCAAAAGAAGAAAAGGATGCTTATGATAAATCTATTTCAAGATTGAATACTAGATTAGCTTTAGAAACAAGAAATCTTACTGAAATAACAAAAAGAGATTTCATTAAATCTCAGCAAGAAAAAGACCTACTGTATATTCAAGAAAAGAAACTTAAGAATGCAAAAGCCATTTCAGTAACAAATGAAAAAGATTTAGCAGCTAAAAATAAATTAGTAAAATCTATAGGGGCGGAAATATCAAGACTAAAATCTTTAGGCATAGAGAAGAAAGAAAATAATAAAAAATCTAAAGTAGATAACACTCTTGCTTGGGCTAAAGTAGATTTAATGAAAGAAGTTTTAGCGGGTACTAAAAACTTAAAAGATGCAGAGAGAGAGTTACGTAATATGGCTCTGTTAAGGTTAGAGGCTGACTTAGCATCACTACCTGTAACTGTAATGAACGGTCAAGTAAGATTAGAGATTGAGCAGAAAATCATAGACCTTAAACTTAAAAATCAAAAAGAAACTGAGAAAGGAGCTAAAAAAGAGGCTAAGACTAGAGAAGATAGCATTAAAGATTTAAGTGATTTAGGAAGTGCATTACAAGAGGTTGCAGGAGAGAATAAAGCTTTAAATGGAGTTAAGAAGGCAGGAGAAGCTATAACAAGAACAGCAGCAATAGCAGAATCTATTTTAAATTTAGAGAAATCAATAGGAGTCATTATTGATGGAAAATCTACTGTAGCTAAATTACTTGGCATAAAAACTACAATAGCAAGTACTGCAGCGACAGCAGCAGAAGCTGTAGTAGAAACAGCAGCCATTGTGCCTGCAGTAGCGTTAGGAGCAGCAAAACAAGCAAAACTACCATTCCCTTGGAACCTTGTGGCGATTGCAGGAACTATAGCGGTATTAGGAAAGATTATGGGTATGTTTGAAGATGGAGGAATTATTAGTGATGGTAAGAAGTTTGCTAATGGAGGAATGGTTCACGGAGCAAGTCACGCAAATGGTGGAGTTAAGTTTGCGGTAGGAGGCAGGGTAAATGAGTTAGAGGGAGGAGAGGCAGTTATAAATAAAAGAAGTACAGCAATGTTTAGAAATGAATTATCATCTATGAACGAACAAGGTGGTGGTGTTAAATTTGCTGATGGAGGATTAACTAGTTCTCCTGCCTTTACTGAATCTCAATTTAATGCTTCTAATCAATCTCAAATGATAGGAGCAATGAACGGTCAAAGAAAAGTAGTAGTATTGGAGGCTGACATAACAGATAGCCAATCAACAGTTAGTGTAATTCAAGCAAATGCAACCTTTTAAAATATAAACAAATGTTTGTTGATAAAAAAGTAAAGAAAGATAGACTAGATACCTGTAAAAAATGCGACTTTTACAGGAACTTCGCAATGCTGAAGTATCCTAAGTGGACTAAAGGAGCAAGATGCGGAAAGTGCAGTTGCTTCTTAGACGCTAAAACGACTCTTACTAAAGAGTATTTTGGAGAATGTCCTCTAGGTAAATGGAAAGAATAATAATTAAACAATAATAATATGGATTACAAATCAATAGTTAAGGATTACGACCAAGAACAAAAAGATAGTATTGTTAACTTTGCTAAGCTTAACAGGGATAAGATGCATTTAGATAATGAATATCATTCAGGAGCATTGAATTCATTCTTTACATTGTGGGGTCAGAAATTCCCTAACATAAGACAATCTAAAAACTGCAAGGGATGTAGGAAATCAGTATGTCATTTCTTTCACAATGTAGCTGACTTTATATCTGAAGATGAAATAAAAAAAAGAGAGATTGTAGTTGAAACGGTTAAAGTTAAGGTTAAAGCCAAAGCAAAGAAAAAAGTTTCATCTAAAAAATAAACTATGGCTAAGAAACAAAATACTATAGAGGTTGTTGAGGAGTATATGGAGGTATTAGATATGGAGGTTAAGAAAAGATTTATAGAGCCTACTTCTAAAGATACTATTAGACATTTAATTGAGAAGGGGATTATAGCTCCTAAGATTCTTCGAAATTATATGATAATCTACGACTTTGATTGTATGCTTAGATTCAATGAAGGCAACAGAACACATACTTTTATGGATTTATCTATCAAATATGAAATATCAGAAAGGCAAGCTCAAAGTGTAGTTTATAAGGAGAGAAGAAAGCAAAGTAAGTCTGAAAATATCACATATTAAAATTTGTTCCAAAAACTGCGTAAGATTGTCATAGCATAAAATTACTTTTGCTACTATGAATGAAAATTGGTACAATATAAAGTCAAAGGCATCTAAAGATGTTACTGATGTTTACATTTTTGATGAGATAGGGACTTTCGGAG